TGATTTTTCTGCTAATTCTCCATCTTTATCTAAATATGCATAACCATTTAAATATAGTTTTACAACTGCTTGATTTGAACTTACAAAAACATCATCATCCGGTGATGTTTCACTTACTATTATAGTTATCATATTCCATTGTTTTCGTAAATCATTTCTGCTTGCTAGTTCTTTAATACCAATTAAATTATTATCTTTAATTACCATATTTCCAGTGCAATTTTTGTCTCCTGTATTTGCACCTGCGTGAAACACATCAGGATCTTGAATACTATTAAACTCTACTATTATTGCATCTATTTTATTGTTAGCATTAGTATCCAAACGAACTAATGGATTTTTTACTAAAAACCAACCTTTTTCTTCATTTGTATCACATCTATAAGTGCTACTATATTTAACTAACTGATCACTTCCTTTGTTAAATAATACTAATGTTTGAGTATTACTAACACTAGAAACACTCTCCGGAAAATATAACCAAAAGTTATAAGTATAAACTGAACCACCTTTTTGATTTATTGAAGGACTTAAATCAACATAAGTTCCTTTACTTTTATCTCGTGTATTAAATGTTACATTGTGTCCAATTTTATATTCATATACACCATCAAGTATTTTGGTTTTCTTTCTAATTGTTGTTGGGGTCATTATATCAAGTAATATTTCTCTTGCATTTTTATTATATATACCATAAGCTAATACACCCATTAAAACAATTAAAATAATTGCAATTATTATTTGAATTAATACATATATCATTTTAATTTAAGAAATAGATAAAAAATATATTAATCCGCTAACTTATAAAGTGGTGCTCTTACTCCATATCCTAGAGAAGCAAGAAGACCGTCAATAGGTCCTTCGCTATAAATATTATATATATCACGACTATTTAAATCATAGTTATGAATACCCACTTTACTTAATAATCCGTTAAAACCATAAGTAGCACTATTATCACCACCCACTATTAAACTACCTGTTGTATCTAATTTAAAACCTTTTAATGTTGTACCATCCTTTTCATTAGTAGTAGATGAAGCTAATTGTGCATCCATATATAAATTTACAGTTGAACCTTGATAATCATCTGTTATTACTACCGCAATATGCACCCATCGTTGCATAGGTAAATAGTCAAATGATACTGTATTGTCTTTTTTAGTACCATTGCCAATTTCATCAACAGTTATAGGAGCATTTGGTACAGTTGTAGTATCAGTAGTCGGGAAACATATATATAATTTAGAATCTTTAAGAACAACAACAGGAGATTTGTCAGTTATGCTATTTGTAGAACTATCATTACCAATTGAAAAGATATGTTTAGGTTTGCCACCCGCATTATTAACATCATTTACATATACCCAAAAGGTGTAAGTTCTTCTAAGACCATTACCACTTGAAGGAAAGTTTTCAATCATAATAACACTTTTAACATTACCTTTAATAGGAAACTTAGTTTTCTCAATTATAATAGATTTTTTATTAAACACCGCATTAGCAATAAAATAATATACAACAGCAACACATATTACAGCAATTACAATTACAGCTATAAGACCATATAATACACTTGGATTACTTAACATTTCTGTTGCTTTTTCAATAGCAGCACTTGCTTCTTCAGTAACTTTAGATGCTGTATTAGATGCTAAGTTTTTTGCACCTTCTACTGCATTATTTGTCATTCCAGATGCTATATTTACTGCTTTATCAACTTGTGATTCTTCTTCTTCTTCTTCTTTACGTTTGTCTTCTGGTTCTTCTTTATCCGCCATAGCTATATACCTTTATTATATCATAATAGATATTTTCTTTTCAACTTTTCTAATATTGTATCATCAATTTTAACAAAAGCTTCTATATAACTTAAATCTAACATAAATTCACGATATTTATGTATAACTTTACGATTTATTTTACGTTTTAATTGTATTGTAGGTTCTTCAACTAATATTGTAGAATTTTTAAGTAAATTAGAAGGTATATCTTCAATACAATTAACTTTAATATATATAACTATATCGTGTTTAATATCTTCCAAATAAGACCAAAAACCTTTTTCATTTATTACATTATCATTTATCATTATTAGTTTTTTTTTAGTTAAATTGTTAATACATTCAAGAACTGATACTCTTGTTGCCATTATTATTTTTTGATTTAATTCACTAAACCTTTCTGCATATAATATTTCATACTCTTCCAATGTTGTTTCATCAAAATCAATTGTAATAAAAATTAATTTCGCCATATAACTAATGTAATTATATATATAAATAATATTAATATAGGTGTTATTAAATAAACAGAAAATAAAGATCTATTTTCATCTGTGTATCCTATTGTTTTTAATCTTCCAGTTTCTTCAAACATTAAAGTAGGTTCAAACAAATATAATATACTTAAAATAACTATATAAATTAATAAAGTAATCAAAATTCTAAGCATTTTATTTATTATAAACAAATGATAAAGTTATTTATTATCTTGTTTATTATTATTTTATTATTTTCGCTATTTTATTATAAATTTAAACTGATTGAACATCTTAATAAGAAGAAATATTTCTTTTATATCTCCAAATCACCTAATTTATATTGCACACATAATATTCACGAAAGAAAAATAGGATATATATCAGATACTGATAAAGACTTTATTAATGCTATTAGTAAATCTTATCGCATAAAACCATTTAAACTTATTAAATTAAATCCTAAAGTTCCTTTATTTGATAGTGTTGATTTTGGTATTGTATCAGTAGCTAAAGACAGCGATTTATTTAAAGTAATATCTGATTTTGATTTATTTATTTATTCGTTTGATAGTATTGACATTGATAGAATGAAAATATTTATGAAAAATATTAGAGAAGAAGAAATTAATATTAAAAGTTTTTGGAACTTTAATAAAAAAATAACTATTAAGAACACTACAACACCATACATTAATACTACTGAAAACTTTATTACTAGATTAAAACGTGATCCTGAAATAGAAGACCCTAAATACCATTGTTATGGCGATAAGACAAATATGAATAAACAATTATGTAATATGAAATATGATCCTTTTGGTAATCTTAAAGAAATAGAAACAATTTGGGATAAACCTTGTGAAAAAGATGAAGAATGTCCTTTTTATGGTAAAAATAAACAATATCAAACTGATAGAGGAAAATGTGTAGATCAATATTGTGAATTACCTATAGGTGTTAAAAGATTAAGTTATACAAAATATGATGATTCGGGTATTGTTAATAAACCTTTTTGTCATAACGTAGAAGAATGTAATGATGATAGTGATTATATATTTGCCTAAATAATTACATTACATTAAAATAAAATTATGGAAACTATAATAAAAATTGTTATAATTTTAGTGCTTATTACTATTTATTTTATGACTATGAAAAATTGCTTTGAATATTTTGCAGTTTTACCTCATAATAATAAAATAAGCACTGCTAATAAAACAGATGCTTTAAAAGATCGTCATCCTATTGATAGTATTAACATCGATATTAATACACCTGAAAATTCTTATTATTATGAGTTTTCTAATGAAAAATATTTAGAACTATTAGTTGATATTTTTCACCCTTCTTCACCAGAAAAATATATTATTCTAAGAAATACAGAATGGGAAACTGAATTAACTGATTCTACTATCACCGCTATTTATAATAAAGCTTATCAATTTATTAGTAATAAAATTGCAGAAAATACACCTGATATACAAATAGTACACGATCTTTTAATTAAATATAAAAAAGATGAAGAAAAACACGAATATTTACTTGATATTGATATGATATTATATCGTAATTATAAATTAAATGGAAAACATATTAATTTCTTAGTTTATGTAAATCATACAAGAGAAAGAGTTATAGATATTAATATTAAAGGTATTGTAGGTGAAGATAAAATAGGATTTCATCCTATTGTTCCTAAAGAAACCAATGATGATTATGTTTCGTTTGAACCTATTGAAAAAACTAATATAATGCTTGATCATTATTATCATCACCTTGATAATTTACAATAGGATCTTTATTTGTATCTATATTATTAGTATCATAATCATCATATGTATTTATAATACCACTTTTTTTTAACATAATAGCCACTTCTTTATATTCCGCATCTAAACTTTCTAATATATCTATTGCTTCAACTTTTAATTTTTCACGATAATTACTTATAGATTTATTATATTGTTCTCGAGATAAAATAACCTTTGATCCTAATTCTTTAATTTTATCGTATATTTCATTATTTTCTACTGAATTAAAATTTCTTAAATATTTTGCTGCTAAATATACATACATATCACTTCTTTTTTTCTTGAAATTACTGTCATTACAACAACTATTTTCTAATGTTGCAATTTGTTCATAATAATATTTTGAATCTTTTAAACATCCGGTTAATAATAAATGTTTTAAATTATGCACTATTTTACATTTTTCTAAGATATAGTTTTTTAACGAAAATATTTCGGTTTTTGTTGATACATTTGCCATAAAAGAAATAACACTATCTTCTACATATTTATTTAACTTACTTTGATCTTTTAAATATTCGTTTATTTCATGATCATCTATTTCTATATTATAATCGTCTATATTATCTTCTTCTTCATAATTAAAATCTTCTATCGGTTGCTGTTTTATTTGTTCAGGTAAATAATTTTTAGCATTCCAAGTATTCTCGTAAGTAATTGTATTATTCTTAAGCGAATATTTAATATCATCGAACCAGTTATCTTTATGTGAAGTTATATCGTTATAAGCTTCATAATCTTGATTTAATAATTGAGCACAACAACCTGATATGAAAGGATTAACTTTTTTAAGTTTTTTTGGAACAATATATTTTAAAGCATTTACAAAGTTTATATATTTTACATCATTATTTGATTCGTTCGATTTTTTTAATTGATTTACTAAGTTTCTATAAAATTTAGTATCTGTTTTTTCTACTGTATCTTTAATACTATCGTATAATGTTTGCAATTCATTTAATTGATCTTGACATCTTGGATGTTTTTTAATTAATTTTGATAATTTTGTTTCAATATCCTTTTGCGTTACAAAATATTCATTATCTGTTATATTTCTAAAATATTCATTATCTATTATATTCTTAAAACAACATATTATATACGCATATATTGATTTGGATTTTGGAAAAATTACTTTGCTATCAATAATTGTAATTGGTTCTGTAAATTCATTAAATATATCATCACATTGTTCGCTTAATGTTATATCATCATAATTATTATTATAATAATTACTTTGTAATGTTATATATAAATAAAATAAAGCACATTCCATTTTTTCAGTATCATTAAAAAGTTGCATATATTCTATCATATCATCCAAATTTATTTTTAAATCTTTGCCTAATTCGTTTATTAATGTTTTTAAAAATATATTTTTATTATCTTGGTCTATTTTTGTTGTTTCAATATTTGGTCGTAATATATTACCAAATTCAATATAAGTATCATCTATGTTATTTTCATCTTCATTATCTATTATTTCTATAAACTCTTTCAAAAACTTATATTCATTTTTAAATACTTGATCTATCGAATTACATATGGTTTTTACTTCTATTATTTCAGTATCTTTACTATTTTTCAATTTTGTAAAGATTTTTATTAATCTTTCAATTTCAATTTTTTTTAAATAATCATTTGCATTTTTATATACATCTTCAATATCTATATTATTATCTGCTATGCTTTTATATAAATCTGTTAAATTGTTAAATATATCCGTTGAATTTGGTGAATTAAGATTCTTTTCAGATAAATAATTTAATATGCTACTTATATCATCTTCTGTATAATTTTCTAAATTATCAATTATATATTTATTTATATCATCATCCCAAAATACTATATTTTCTGCATTTAATATTATTGGTTTTATAGTTTTTTCTTCTTTATCAACAAGTTTCGGTATTTTATCATATTCTTCGTCTGTCATATTTTCAATATTTTTACCATAACGCCTCATCATATCATTAACATAATCAAAATTATTATCTTTAAAAGTTAAAGGAATATTACTATTTATTTCTTGAGGTATTTGGTGTAATTTAGAATATAAACTTTCGTTTAATGCTGTTTTATATAATTGTAAAATTTCAAGTGTCTTAAGATCATCCGGTATTGTAGTTCCTATTTTAAATTGCCTATCTGTATGAATAACATTAATAAAATTATCAATATAACTTGATTCAAAATTAAATGGATTATTAAATAAAGATTTCAATAAATCTTCTTTATTTTGAAAATTATTTTTATACATTTTCATATAATTTTCAAATAATTTTTCTTCATATTCAATATCATCTATTAATGTATATATATCTTCTAAACCTTTTGGTTTATTTACTAAATAATCATCTACATAATCATCTACAATGTCTTTTGATTTAGTTTCATTATCAAAAAATTCATTAAAATAATAGTATAACGCATCTTTTGAAAATATATTTATAGCGTTTTCCAAGGTTGGTATATATTTAATTGAAATTTTTGGTAATTCATCTTCCATATTTTATTCTATTGTTTTATAAAAGTTTCTGTACTTGTTCTTTTATTAATTGTAATTTATTTTCAATTATTTCATTACATATTATTCCTAAAAAATTTATATATTCTTCTTTACTTTTAGCATCTTTTAGTGTCATTCTTATTGTTAAAACTTTATCTAATGGATGTTTTACTATATAACCTATATAAGTGCAAATACAATTTTCAACAGTTTTTTTCGTAGATATCACATAATTATCAAATATATAAGATTGTATTATATTTCCAACTGTATCATTTTCATCCGGAATACTGAAATCATACGTTTCTTCATTATTTTTAAATTGTTCTATTGTTGATTTATCAATCAATACAGTTAATTTATTTATTAAAATATCAATTGCTTTTAATAACATATATTTATGTGATATAGTATTATTAATAATTTCAAATTCTAATACATATTCTCCTTCATTATAGTCTCGCTCTTGTTCTATAATACTTTTTGTATTTGTAAAAGGCTCTTTTGGGTTGTTATATACTGTTGCTCCTGATACTATATTAAAAGAAGCATTCTTTCTTCCAGTTTCTTTAATTGCTTCAGCTTTTAAGTGTAAAGATTCGTTTTTACGTAATTTAGTAATTGTAATATATGGTTTTTTAAAGAAGTTTGGAACTTGTTTGTTTTCCATAGTAACAATAAGATCTTGAGTGGTAATTATTTTTATATTCTCAGCACAACTAACATTTAATTCAATTTCTAATTTATGTTTGCCTAACATATAGTTATCATTATATTTTTCACTTACATCTAATGGTATTAATGCTATACGATTTGTTATAATTTCATTATTTAACACTGTAGTATTTTCTATAATATTTACAGTGGTATCAATACCATTCCCTATAAATCCTAAAATTGGAATATCCATTAATAATATACGTCTAATACCATTTAATATTGATAAATCAATATCTGCTGTTTCAACAGATATTCTATTTAATTTTTTATCATAACTGAAATTACTTAACATTTATTTTAATGATATAAATAAATCATTTTTATATAAAACTGTATTCCTATTAATACTATTAAAAAATGCTATTATTTTATAGCGATCAATGTAGTCATTGTACTATGTTAATAGAAACATTAAAAACCTTGGATAAACAAAAGCAAGTTAAACTTATATCAGTTGATTATTTAAAATCAAACCAAATTATATTTGATGTAAGAATTACACACGTTCCTGCAATGTTATTACCGGATTTTAATAAAATTATATTTGGTAAAGAAGTATTTGATCATTTACTATTACCTGGAAAAGGTGTTTTGTTAAAACCTAGTAATACAAACTTACAATCTACAAATGTTTTAGATGTATCTGAACCTTCTGGTATTGATTCATATATTTCTCAAAGTTATGAAAATATTGATGATAATGATAATTATCTAACTGGACCAGTTACTATTTGGGAAAACTTGGATGAAAAAACTAATGTAATACAACCTGATATTAAACCAATTGGTAATACTGATACTGAAAAATCGCATAAACAATTACCTAGTTTAGCTGAAATACAAAAAATGCGTGAATCCGCACTTCATTAAAAAAAGTTTAGATATAAAGATATTCAATAAATATATTAAGTAAAATGACAACTTACGTATTTAATCAATATTTCCTAACATTTATTAAAACTGTTAAAAAAAATGCTAAACCATTAAAAGAAAAAAAAGCGGTTGCTAGAGATATTTTAAACAAAATACACGCATTTTATAGCACATTTGATAATAAATCTAAAGATTATATTGAAGCCTATTCAACCGTTTTTACTGATTTTATTTGTAATCCTTTAGTTGAATGTAATAAAGAAGAACTTGATAAATGGTTTGAAGATAACGAAACTCTTAACATTCTTAACAATATTCCTATTAAAAATATTAAAGTTGTTTTTAAAAAAACTACAGTATTACATCAATTCTTATTAATATTTCATTTGTTTAAAAATACCGATTTAAGTGAAGATAATATTAAAAATATTATGGAAAAACTTAAAGGTACTAGCACTATTGAAGATGATCTTATCCCTGAAAAATATCGCAAAATAGTTAATCGCATTGGAGAACTTGCTATTGAAAATAAAACTGGATTTACTATGGAAGATATTGAAGATACTAGTATCGGTAAATTAGCAAAAGAAATAATGGAAGATGTAGATATAGAAAAAGTAAAAAAATCAATAAATACAGAAGGTGATATATTAGGTGCATTATCTGATCCTGATAACGGAATTGGTAATTTAATTTCAGATGTTAGTCAAAAAATGGCAACTAAATTAAAAAGTGGAGAACTTAAACAAGATGCTCTATTAAAAGACGCTCTTAATATGGCGGGTAAATTACCTGGTATGAATGGCGGAGGTGGAGGTGATGGTCCGGATATTGGAAACATTATGAAAATGATGTCTGGAATGATGGGTGGTGCTAATATGCCTTCATCTCGTTCAATGCAACGTAAAATGGACAAAAAA